ACGCAGAAATCCGATTGTTGTGAGAAAACAACGTTTTACGGTACATAGGCGTCACAGCACACGGATTTTGATGAGTTTTGCTTTTGAAATCAACGACTTACGTCAAAAGGCAACAGTCATCACAATCGTTCTTAAAGTGTCTTAACTACTTGATTTGCCGTCACTTTATGGTGCAACCGGATGCAGTTTTACATCAAACTTATCTGGTTTTGCTATAGGTGACGGCACAATTTTGCCACATTTATTTGGCGGCAACGCCTTTACCCTTTTCCCAGGTCCGCATCCCAGCAATACCGAGCATCCCGGACAAGATGACCCAGAGCGCGTCGGTGTCCAACATTGGCGGCGGCTTGACCTCCTTAGGTACGTGGCCCTCAGCCTGGGCCCAGGTCCAAGCCCAAACCAGCACCGGGTAGAGCAGGAACTGGTAGGCCATCGCCATCGCGCCGACCCAGCCGATCGCCGGGCGCCAGCCGGCAACAAACACGCTCGAGCTGGCCGCCTCGACCTTGTTGACCTCCATCTGCGCCAGGTCGGTCGCCTGGTCGATGCGCCGGCCCTCGAGCTCAAGCTGCATCCGCTCCTTGTCGGTGGTGATCAGGTCAGACGCGACCTTGCCAACCGACTCGATGACGGTGCCGATGCCCAGGAAGTTCACGCGACCCCCTGCAGCAGGCGGTTGATCCAGCCCAGCAGGAACTTGAGCTGCGACCGATCGCGGCTGACGATGTCCCGGTACCTGGCGATCTTGGCCAGCGCGTAGGCCATCACGAACCGGTCCTCATCGTAGGCATTGAGCGCGGCCAGGGTCTTGTCGCCAACAGCCCCGTCAGGCGTGACGCCCACCACCAGCTGCGCGAGCTTGCGGGCGACAGCGCCGGCGTTGACGTGGAAGTCGAAGATGGTCTGGGCGATCACCTGGCTGGTGATCCTGTCGCCCTGGATCGAGTCCCAGTATTGGAACTTGTAGAACTCGCGCACCAACTGCGCGGGCACGTCTTGGCCGCGGTCGATCAAAGCCCAGCCAGGCCAGCGTGGGTTCATGTTGCGCGCAATCCCGGCGTAAGTCTGACCACCGCGATCGCCTGGCACGTCGTGCAGCACGTAGCCGCCCTCGTTGCGGATCATGGCCTCGTAGGCCGGCGCAAAGTCGGCCATACGGCTACTTGTCGGCTTTGTTTTCCAACTTGTCAAAGATCTTCTGCAGCATCTCTTTGACTTCCTGCAAATCTTCTTTGTAGTCAGACTTGAGCACGTAGCTGTGCGGCAGCTCTTTCTCCAGATCGCTTAAATCGCGTGCCAGACGCTGCTGGGCTTCCCATAAAATTCGCAGCCACCACCCCGCTGCTGCACACGCGACTGAGATGCCCAGGTTGATGATGGTCTGCGAGTCCATGACGTCCTACAAACCTTGGCCTGGCGTGATGTAGACGGTGGTTGACGCAGATGCCAAACCACTAAAAAACGTATTTGGAGCAAGATTAAATATTTCAACAGCGCCAGGAACTAACGGAATGGCATTAGATGGCGTCCCTGCCACTGGTGCCACAGCGTTGGTTTGTGCCGCGTTAGCTGTCGTACCAACACCAAGAAAGACTGTCACGATGCCAGTATTAATAACACGATACTGACAAAGCCCATCGCTTGGCGTGTATGCCATAGGAATCTGCACACCGGCAGGTGCGCTGGCCGCGGCTGCAACGACTACGGTTTGGCCTTGCGGGTTGAATGCGATTTCGGAATTAGTGGCCATGATTTACTCCTTATTCAGTTGGAAGTTCAATTTCATGCAGAACCACTTTTGCTGGCTGTTGACTTATCTGCTCAAGTCTGGCCTGCAATCCATTTTTGAAAGAGTTGATTCTGTTGTCTCCGAGTTTCTCAATGACCCAAGAACTGATCTTCTCTTTTGTCAGCGACTCGTATTCAATGAATTCGTGCGGAATTGGATCGTCTAACTCTACAGGGAAGAAAGACGACATTTCGTTGACGCCATCGGAGGCAACAATGGCAAAGCGCACTTCTTTGATGACATTTTTCATGCCAAGCATTGATGTTGCTTTTGCGCCTTGCAATTCATATTTAAAAATCAAACTCATGTCATGGTCCTGTCAATTGTTGAATATAAACAGTGTATGCGTTTGTTCCACCAGTTCTTTGGATAGTGGCCTCACCATTATTGCTATTCAACTGCAAATTGAATGTGTTACCACCAGTTCCATCGATGGTGAATGTAATTGTTGGGCTTGCCGATGAAAAACTCCATGTGCCAGCATCAGGGTCTAAATAATTCCAAGCCCATGCAACTCCAGAGCCTCCATTTGGAAATATTGGGATGGAGCAAAGTCCTGTTTGAGCATTTATGTGAAAAATAAAGCATCGACTAACGTATGAGCCTGCGCCTCCAATGTTGTTTACGTTATTGTCATTGAAAGAATAAGACGCGGTGATGTTGAATGCACCAGTAGTCAATGATGTGCCGCAATTCAATGCCTGATTCAGTGACAAAGAAGTTCCTGATGCAGCACCAATGTTCGGCGTGGTCAAAGCAGGAGACGTGGCCAGCACATTGTTGCCTGTGCCAGTGTTAGTGACGCTGACCACCTCTTTGCTGGCGTTGAGCGCCAGCGCAGTCGATGCCGTCAAGGCTGACAAGGTGCTGGTGCCAGAGACCGACAGGTTCACACCGTTGAGGTCTGCGCCACCTTCGACACGCTGCCAGGCCGCGCCATTGAAGGCGACCCAATCCCCGACGCCCCAATTGCTGATGCCGTCTAGGGCTGTGGAGCCAGCCACGCTCACAACGTAGTAGTCGCCCTTGGTGCCAACACCAGACGCCAGTGTTGGCGTGTTGGTGCTGGCGTTCCAGGTGCCTTTGTAATTCAGCGCCCCAATGGCGTTGGTGATTGCTGAGACTGTTTTCAACATTTTGAATTTCCTTAGTGAATGATGACAGCGACTTCTGCTCGGCCATCTTCGAGAATCCGATTGACTCGTCCAACTGCCATTCGGTATTGCTCGAAGGTTGGAGACTTCACAATCTCGCCACCAATTTGGCCACTCTTGTCGGCCGCAATGATGTAGTCGCCAGGTGTTGCTCCGGTCACATTGACTGGCACTTTGCCTGAATAGGCAATGCGATCAACTTTGAGACGCTCGGACTCAATCTTGGCCTTGTGCTCCGCTTTTGCTGCTTCATACAAGTCCAACTTTGCCTGCCATTCAGCATCAGAATCTCCAGGTTCCACGATCACATCGATGTGTCGACCAACTTCATCGAACCCTTTCTCGATGACAGGCTGCTTACGCTCTGGCCGCTGAGGAGTTGGACCGACCACATCATCATTGGCCCATACATCACCACCAACAAAAGACGGAGCCGTTGATTTCAAACCGAAGCGCACTGCTTCATCAAAGGTTAGCGTCAGCGTACCATCTGCCTTGAATCCAACAATGCTGCCCTTTGCAATAACCAGTCCATTGTTGAACTCATATTCAGCATAGTCAGTTCCAGATGCATTCAAAGTGCCAGCAGCATTTAGCGACCTGCCGGACCCGTTCATCTGACCGATTTTTACTACAGAGTCTGCCGCGTTTGGTGAAGCATTATTCGCACCTTCATATACACGAACACCAAATGACCCGGCAGTGTTTCCTGGAATTTCATAGACCAGCGTTCCAGCCGGATATCCATTTGCATAACAAAAAGAGTACGGATAATTTAATTGCGCCTGCCACTTAAATACGCCAAGCCCGTTTGTTCCATCAAAATATCCGACAGTAGTGCCATCATATAGACGATATCTTGCCCCACCAGTTATGCCAGTAGGCTTGTTGCCGTTTACCAAGAAAGAAAACGTGTTGTTTCCTTGGGTGTATCGAGAAGTTGGTTCGTAAAAACCAAAATCATAAGGATCGCCAGAGCCTACGAGGTTGTAGACCAGGCCAGACAAATTGATAACACCAGAGCCCGTTGGCTGCGCCACAGCAAACTGCAAAAAGCTGCGCACGTTGCCGCGCACTGTGACGTTGTCGAAGAGATTCGTCGCACTGACAGGAGTCTGGACGGGGTTTGGTGTGTCCTGCCAGTAGGCAAAACGCAATGATGGACCGACACCGCCAGCGCTCAAATCATTGATGTTCAGAACAATGTTTTTTAGTTGAGCAGGAATAGGCTGCGTTGCCGGAATATGCTGGCTTTCAATGGTGACATGCGAATCGTTCGATGTGTTGCCAATGATCAGTGCATTGACTGTGATGTTGATCGTGTTTCGTGAGTATGCTTTGATCAAGCAGTCTGTAAAGACATCCCCATTGGTGGACGTGTAGCTGATGTCTTGGTTGCTCACGCCAAAAGGGAAATAGCTCCGAACAAACTGATTGGTGCGAAAGTTCACCGCCGATACGTTGTCTCCGTTGTCTTGGAAGTTAAGTCCGTAGTAGCCATTGGTCGCAAAAACATTTTCAACAAGAACAGTTCTTACCCGACGCGCACTGAGAGGATCACCTTTTACAGTGAGAAAATAATAAACGTTCTGAAGACGCATGTTGGACAGCGAGATTGACTCAGAGTCTCTGTCAACAGAGCGCAAATAAAACGCACCAATGCTGTATTGACTTACAACACTCAATACCCGTGAGAATGTTCCGACAATGTCGAAACCTTCAAAAGACATTCTCCGGCACCCATTCAAGTTGAACAGCACAGCCGCAAAACTTGAATTGTTGTAAGCAGAAGAAAGAACAGCGCCATATCCTAAAAAATTGATCCCATCGGCGTCTTTCAGGTTGAAGTGTGCGCTGACAGTGCCATCAGACACTGTGGTGACCAATCTGTAAGTGCCAGGAGGGAACAGAAGATCGCCACCACCCTGCAGAATCAATGCATCAATGGCGGCCTGGATTGCTGGCGCATCATCAGCAACACCATCTCCGACAGCGCCGAAATCTTTGACATTTGCGGGTGCCCCACTAATCATCGAATACGTGACTTTGGTTAACGACATGTCAATGCCCCCTATGCAACCCAGGTAACTATGATGTAACCCGACCCACCGCTGCTGCCGGCAGCGTTGATGGCGCCACCGCCGCCACCGCCTCCAGTGTTTGCTGACGCTGGGCTCCCGCCGGCAGCTCCGGCGCCAAACGATCCACCACCGCCGCCGCGACTGGCATTTACTGCCCCGCCTGCGGCCATGCTGGCCCCGCCTGAAGCACCCCCGCCTCCTCCACCCCCGCCGCCCTGACCGTTGATAAAGACGGTGCCTGCCGTGCCGCCAACGCCGTTATCGCCGCCCGCGCCGCCATTACCCGCGCCGCCCGCGCCACCGATGTTGCTTCCGCTCGTAGCACCAGCGCCGCTGTAACCCCCGCCTCCACCGCCGCCGCCATCGGTGCCTGACTGGCCCTTTGCCCCGCCCCCGCCGCCATGCGCTGTTAGCGTTCCAAACGTGGTATCGGTGCCTGCAACGCCATTCGCGTTTGCAGCGCCGCCGGCACCCCCTCCACCGATCGTGTAAGCGATAGACGCGCCGGGCGTGACTTTCAGGTCTGACACAACGATGGCCCCGCCACCGCCGCCGCCTCCTCGATAGCTCGAGGTATAGCCACCCCCGCCGCCCCCACCGCCGCCAACCAGCGTGACGCGCACGCCAGTGACGCCGACCGGGACGGTCCAAGTGCCAGGGCCAGAAGTAAACACCTCTGACTGGCTTTTGCCGCCGCTAAAGAATTGGGAAAGAGTGCTCATCAAGTATTCCTTTTAGACAAAGACCCAGCCGCGGGTGGCGTCTGCGTACATCAGGGTGATCGCTGCGTTGAGTGTGTCAATCGTCAGGTCCTGCGCCAGGCCCTGGATGTTTTCGCCGTTGCGTCCCACAACCGCAGTGGTTGTGCCGCTCAGGTTGCTGATCCCGACCGTTTGACCGGCAGTTGGCGTGGCGGGAAGCGTTAGCGTCAGCGACGCCGTCAGCACGTATTGCTTGCCGGCCACCGCGTTGGTGTTGGTACCGATGACCTGAACCACGCGGTTAAACGTTTGCGTCGCGGCAAAAGTGATGTCGCCTGTCATCGTGCCGCCCGCCTTGGGCAGCATGGTGTCGGCGTAGGTTTTGGTCGCTGCGTCGGTGCCCACAGTCGGCGCGCCCAGGCCGGTGATCTTGTTGTTGCCCATTGCGATCGCGCCGGTCATCGTGCCGCCGGTAGTGGCCAGATACGTGCCGCCGACAAAGCTGCTGTTGCCGACTAGGTCAACGGTTTCGCCGCCCAGCATGGGCGTGGAAAAAACGATGCTTGTGCCGTTGGTTGCGGTAAACGTCGATGAAGCCTGCTTGACCCCGTTGATGTAGGCATCAAGCGTGCCGACGTTGTAGGTGATCGCAAATGTGGTTTGACCCGCTGTGGCGGTGTAAAGCGCGCGAGAGTTGACGCTCAATGCGCTCGAAATGCTTGAGTCAACGTAGCTCTTGTTGGCCACGTCGGCGCTCGCGGTCGGCGTCACGCACTGGCCCTCGAGCAGGATGCCGTCAGGAATCAAGATCCCGGTTGAGCTCCACTGCATGACGTAGACGCCCAACACCGACATACGCAAGTTGCCGGCGCCGCTGCGATACAGGCCGCTGTTTGTTTCGTTGAGAAAACTTAAGCCTGGTGCGGTAATCGAACCATCAGCGATACGAAAAGGCGCCAGCATCCCGCCGGCACCCGTCCTCGAGAGCGAGTTGGTGAGCTCGTTGGCGACGTCGTTGAGCGTCGTGTTGGCCCAGGACGCGTCGATGGTCGTGCCGGCCACCACCGGGTTGCCGGCCGGCAGCGTATAGGTGCCTGATCCGTTACGCGGCATGGTTGTGCTCCTGAGGGACCATCCGGTTACTTACGAATGAAAGTTGGGTCAGTTGTGCCATTTTTGTGTCATCCACTCTAATCGCCTATGGAGGCCCCGTATGCCCGCAGCGCAGGCACCAGGTACTCATTGCCACGACGCCGGACAAAATCCTGCCATCCGTATTTTCCCATTAGTAGGTTTTGCCCTGTCTGGGTACCGAGCAACGCGGTCGCTCCCGCATCCATGCCCATCATTGGCAAACCGAACCCACTGACCAGCATCAGTTTCTCTGCAGTACCTGGGCCCACTTCAGGCAGCGTGTTGCCGTAGACCTGCTGCGCCGTCAGCGCCTGTTGCTGACCTGGTGCCGTGCCGCGCGCAAATGCTGCCTTGTCAGGGCTTTTATCGCGGGCTCTAATCGCGTTGAGCTGCTGGCCAGGCGTCACCATGCCGCCTTGCTTTTGCGCGCCTTGTAGGGCCGCTGCGCGGCTCAGCGTCTTGAACTTGGCGTAGGCCTTGTTGATCTCATCAGCCTGGGCCGCGACTTCAGGCGGCAGGCCTCGAGTGCGCAGCGATTCGATAGCCGATCGCACCGCCTGCAGCGCCTCAGCCTTCTCGCCGTTGCCGGAACGATAGGCTGATGTGATTGCGTCATTGACCTCATCAAGCGCCCTCTTGACGTTGCCGTGCGGCACCACCTCACGGCCCAGCTGGACCGTCTCGGTGATCGGGGTCATCATCTTGGAGCTCACCAAACCTTTGCCGACCGGCTGGCCGCCTTGACGCGTGACCGTCGGAGACGTCAGCCCGGCCAGCGTGTCTTCAACCTTGCGCACAACGCCGGCGACGTCCTTGGCTACACCAGGCAGATAGGCCTCAGAATCGCGCACAACGCCCTTGAGCTGCGCCATGAAGGTGTCATCAACCGGAACGCCGCGCGTGCCGTACAAGGCCCCGTAGGCGTCGTCAAAGCGCTTGGCAAGTTCACGCAAGCCAGCACTGCCGACCTCGGTAACCGGTTTGTCGTACTCGAAGCGAAGCACGCCGCCAGCATCATCAAGCACCGGCATCGGCGGCGTGGCCTCACGCATCAGGATGCGGTTCCACGACTCAATCCCGGCACGCTCTTGGTTTTTGATGAGGTCGCCAGCCATCGGCAGCGCCCGCGCCCGCTCGGCAATCGTGCGCACGATCCGGCCGCTGCGGTTGGCCTCATCAAGCGCTTTCCACATCGGGACGTTGGCGCCCTGGTCCATCAGCTCACGCGCCGCCGGCGAGACGCCAGGCGACACCAAACCGCCCAGGGTGCGAGTAAGAACACGCCCGCCAGCCTCACCCAGGCCAGCGCCCATCGCCCCGCCTGCAGCTGCAGATCCGCGATCCTCCGGCGCCAGCGCGGCCGAGGTAGCGCCGCCGGCGATTGCCGAGCTGGTGATCGGCCCGCGCAGGAATTGCATTGCCCGGGGTAGATACTTGGCCCCCGCAACGATCGCCTGCTGGCCACGAATGGCTGGGGCTGCAGTCAGTGCCACATCGCCGGCGATATTGCCGACGGTCGCGGCCGTGTCGCCCTGCTTTACAAACGCCTGGCCTTGCTCGAGCAGTGCCTTGTCCTCGGGCGTCAAGTCGGTAACGATGCCTTTTAAACCCATCGCAGCCCGGTCCAAGGCTACCTTGGCGCCGCCCAGGCCACGCATGAACGTGCCCATTTGTCCGACGTCCTGGCCGGCGTATGCGTTGGCCTGTGCACGCTCTTTTTGGTTGCGCACTTCGCCCAGGTCCTGCGAGGCGAGCTTGCGCTCAAGCTCCTCAAGCCGGCGTAGTTCTTCGAGCTCTTGGCGCGGGTCCATTACTGTCTTCCGTGCTTAGCGCGCAAACGGTCAAGCTCGGCCTGTTCAGCTGGGCTGAGGCCACCAGAGCCTTGGCGAGATTGGCCAAACTGGGGCGCAGCGAACGGTCTGTTGACGTTAATCTTGCCGCCCTGCTCCGAGTAGCGTTGTTTGACGTCTTGCCCAAAACCACCAGCGACGTTGGCTAGCACCTCGTTCATTTTCGGAACGATGACGTTGCTGTAAGCGTTCAAGAAATCGGACTGGCTGTAGTTGCCACTTGCCATGTTGGCCAGCGCTGCGCGCTGTTCTTCGTTCAGTGTCACGGCTTGGCCGCTAGCCAGTCGCAGCAACTCGTTGGCGACGTTTTTGACAAGCGCACGGTTGGTCTTGCCTTCCTCGCCAATGAAGGGGCCGCTAACGTCCATGCCCATTACTTTCATGTCTGAACCGTAACCAACGCCGGGTAAGCTGGATTCCCCACGATTGGCATAACTTGTCAATCGGTTATTGAGCTGCTCGATGCCGGAATACAGGTTAGTGACGTCTTCCAGGCGCTTGCTTAGGGTGGTGGCGCCGGTGCTGATTGCCTTGTCCTTGGCGTCTGCTTGCGCTTGGTCGCGCCGGTCTTTGGCGTCAGCGGCTTGCTGCTGGCGCCAGCTGTTCATAAACGCGGTCTGCTGAGCCTGGTTTTGCATGGCCCACCGTTGGTTCTCAACTTGCATCCGGCGTAACTCGTTTTGAATTGCGTCTTGAGCGCGTCGGGCTTCTGCGCGTTCTTGCTGTGTTTCTGCAGTGGTCGCGATCTGCTCGTAAGCCTTGGCCTGCTGCAGCAAAAACTCGGCGCGTTTGTCTTGCGCCGCAAACGGGTCCTTGATGAATTGGCCTTCAGCGGTAATCATCCCGCCGCCGACCTTCATCGGGTCGCGTGCGCCAGCGGCCGTCTTAAGCAGCTGCTGTTGCAGGGGTTGATAAGACTCGCCGGCAAACTGTGCCGCTAACGCGTTTAGCATTGCACCCTCGCCTTGTTGCGCACGCTGCTTGGCAAAGGCCTGCAAAGCGCTAGTGTCAGGATCTTGGTTGTACAGATCCGAACCCTGCTCGTAGAGATCCGAGGCCCTCTTGCGGTACGCATTAATTGCACCTGGCAGCATCGAGCCCTGGCCAGGCTTAACCGTGTTCGACAGCGTGCCGCTCATTGACTGCAGCGCAAACGGCAGCATGGTTTTTCTTCTTTGCTCAACATCCTGAGCAAAAGTCAAAGGCATCGTTGTCGTGTCAAATTCCATCTCAGGCCTCGTTGCCGTAGGTCGGCAGACCGCCGTAGGGGTCCATCACTGGCGTGGTCATGCCACCGCCCATGCCAGCACGACGACGATTGCGCAAATCCTCGAGAGCCCGGCGCTGGCGCTCGTTAAACCCAGCCATGCCGGCGTCCACGCCTTTTTGCTGCTGGCCGGCCATGTAGGCCGTGCCCATCTGAGCGATCGCGTTGGCAAGGCCTGGCGCGACGTAGTGCTTGCCAACCATTTGGCCTTGCATGGGCTCCATCGCACGGCCGCGCAGGGCATCGATCATGGCCTGCTTGCGCTTTAGGTCTTCCTGCTCGGGGCGCATGGCGCCCATCTGCAGCAAGTAATCAAACATGAGATCGTCATTCATTGAAGGCCTCCGTAGTCAACCATGAGGAACCCGTTGGCGTGGCGCTTGACTAAGTCAGGCCGTACCTGCTGAACCTCTTGTGCAATCACACCGCGTTGCGGCATTCCCATCATTGTGTAGTCGTAAATGCCAACGCCAATCGCGTGCGTGCCGACGCGCTTGATGTTGGATTTCAGGCGCCGGTCACTAAACATAAACGCGGCCGAGCCGAGCTGCGCGCCGGCGCCTAGTAGGTTGCCGAACAGGGCGTTTTGCGCGTTTGCAGCGCCCAGCTGCGCGTCGTAGCCCATCTGCGTAGCGCCCAGGATGTTGGGCGTCTCGGCGCGGCCAGCGGGTTGAAAGGACGGCATCTGCGGCAGGTTCACCTGTTGACCGCTCAGCAACGCGTTCATTTCGTTAAGCGACATGCCGCGGCGCTGCATCTGCTCTGCGATCGCCTGCTGGCGCAGCTGGTTCTGATAGTTGGCGTAATTCTGGTTCATGCCTTGCTGCTGCTGCATGGCCTGGTTCATCGCGTTCATGCGTGCCTGATCAAGGGCGGACGCCTGGCCCAGCGCCTGATTCTGGAATTGCGCAGCGCCTAGGTTCTGGTTGTAGCCGGTGTTCTGCGATTGCATCTGCATGTTGAACAAACGCTGCGCCTCGTTGCCCGACTGATCAAGCGCTTGAAAGCGCTCCATCGCCTGACGTTGATTGAGCTCGTTTAGGGCCCGGTTGTAGGCCTCGCTGCCTTGCGTGAAACCTTGATTGGCGAGCTTTGTTTCAAGCTGATTTTGCTGATAGTCGTGCACCGGCTGCATACGCTCCATCAGCTGCGTGGCCACTTGGTCACGGAAGCCTGAGTCAATGGTCGGCACGCTGCCAAAGTTAAACCCCGTCGATAAACCAGGCGTGTAGTCGGTCAGGTTGGTCGTCAAACTTGCCGGCTTGTTCATTTGCGCCATCTGCGGCAGACCGGCGTAGTCAAACGGTTGCTTGTACTCATCCCGAACGCGATCCATAAAGCCGCTGGCGAGCTGGCTGCGGCCCACCTGGGTGCCGATCTGATAATCAAGCGCGTCGGCAAGCCCTGGCGCCAGCGTAGTGTTTTGCGTCCACTGCGTGTACTTCTGACCGGTCGCCGGGTCAATGACTGCGTTGGTGTCCCATGACTGCGTGCCAAAAGGCGTGTTGACAACCGGCCGGTTGGCGTAATTTTGCGCATTGGTCGCCTTCTCAGACGCCTGCGCCTGCGCGGTCGCTGCGCCTAGGTAGTCAGGTGCTGGAGGTGCTGATGCTTTGCCGCCCATGTTTCACTCCTTTAAGCCAACGGCACTCGTCGGCTTTCATTTCAAACATTACGCAGTCGATCGTTTCCGCTACTTTACGAAAACCCAACCGCTCGTTCATCTTCAACGCGTCATCAAGGTTCTTGGGTGTCAGTCCGTAGACCGCTTCAAGGCCGCACTTTACAAACGGATACTCAAACGCTGCCTGCCACAGACTGCGCTTGACGCCGTGATGGCCATCAAACGCAACGTGCATCCAGCAGGCGCTGGGCGTCCAGGCGTTGAAAGCCACCGCGCAGGCAATCGTGCCATCGTCACGCATCACCGCCATCGTGCGCAGATCCGTAGACCAAGGCAGGTTGATGCGTTTGTTCAACCATTCCCAAATCACGGGGCGCTGCTCAGGCTGATCGGTAACTAGCTGCACGATCACTCAAGCATGGTTGGAAACAACAAATTGCTACCGTTCCCACCGCCGCTCCCTCCGCTAAAGCCGCCGGCGTCCCAACCATCAAAACCAAAGTTAAGGTCGTACCCAGGATCAAAAAACAAGAAATTTTCGCCAAGGTCACCCGGCAAATCGTCTGGAAGATCGGGCACACCCCCTGCGTCGTTGCCCCAGTCGTCCCACTCGCTCCATGAGTTGTCGCTGTTGCCGTCGCCAAAATTGATGGTCCCGTCACCTTCAACAACAATGTTGTCACCGGCTTTCAATTCAGCGCTGGCGTTCTGGTTGCTTGTATCTACAACCGATTCATCATCAAGCGGCGGCCAAAGGTCGTCGGTGTAATCAGGGACATTGCTGGCGTCATCTCTCGCGACAGCGTCGTCAATCAATTGATCAAGGCCCTCAGTGTCTTGACCGTTGTCGTTTCCGTCGTCTACAGGATCGAGCAGCGTGCCTTCGTCAACAACTGGAGGCTCTGGATCAACTTCAAGAGGATCGGGATCAGTAGGCTCTGGATCAACTTCAAGAGGATCGGGATCAGTAGGCTCTGGATCAACTTCAAGAGGATCGGGATCAGTAGGATCGGGGTCGGTGGGATCGGGATCAGTAGGATCGAATGGGCCAATGACAATTGACGTACCACCACCAGGGCCAATCACAATTGGGCCGTCACCACCGCCACCACCGCCCTTGGTGTTGTTGTCGCCGCCTGGCGGCGTCGGTGTCGTCGGGGTAATCTTCAGCACCGGCGGCCGGTTCGCCATGTTCTTCGGCACCGGCTTGTTGAAATCCAAAACAAGCGTCGAGTTCTTGGGGTTGTCCAGCAGCGTAACGCCCGGGTTGTTGGTCATCGGGCCTTTGTTGGCCTCGCGCAGCTGGCGAATGAGCTCGCTTTGATACAGCACGTTGCCTGGTCCCATTTGAGGCGCAGGGACCGTCACACCGCCGCTCGCCGTCCCAGGTAACGTGATTCCAAATTGTCCCGTTGGCGACTTGAAAGCGCCTGGATACAGAAACGTATCAATGCCGGGATACGTAGTTGATTGTGTTGAGCTTGCCATTACATAACCCCACCTATCTCAAACAGCATGTGCGACGACAGGAAAACCGAGCCAGGAATTCCGGCAACCTTGATGCGGAGCGATCCGTAATAGCCAAGCCCGCTCACGCCGTGCCACGACTCAAAGTTGTTATCGGCAACCCAAGTCGCCAAGTTCCAGACGCCGGTGTCCCAAAGCGCCACATCGAAATTGCTAAACGCCGGAGCCCCCGTGTTGTCCACGGTCAGGTACTGCGTGTTGATGGTGGTCATCGTGCTGGGCGCTGCAGGTCCAAAGAAAATGTTGCGCGCCATGCTGAACTTCTTGAGCTGCGCCGGCGTGTTGAATGCGTTGAACGCGCATTGAAGCTCGCCGATCGGAAAGCTGCCGCCCGTGTTGTTTTGCGCGACGCCGTCCAATTTTCCGTACAGGCCGTGGCAGACGGTCCCATCGACCGTTCCAAAGTACAGCTCGCCGCCAATCGCCGCCGCGCTGCGGATCGGCATGTTGGCAAACTGGCACCAGGCGCCAGTCGTTATGTTCATTGCAAACTGGCGGTAGTAACCGCCGTCTACGGGCAACGACATCACCAAGACCTCGGAGCCAGGCACCACGAAGACATTGAAGAACTTTTCTTCGCGCAACCGTCGCACCAGCGGTGCAAACACCGACTGGATCTTGGCTGCGGGCCCGGTGTTTTGCGTGTCACGACTAAACGATCCATTGATGAGCCGTGACATAGGCACCAGGCCAAGCTCGCTGATGATCATCACGTCGCCGCCGAACTGCGTGAAATAGGTGCCATGCTTTGGCACCGGCCCCACGTACCAGCTGCCTTTCAATCCAAAAGTTGTCGAGCTTGTTGGATCGGTTCCTTCCCAAACCCCAATGTCGCCCTCGGTTCCAATGACAACCAAAAAGTCGTCAATTGAAATGCCGGCATCGATCGTCCAATTAACCAGCGCCGAGACATATCCACCGCTGCGCAGCGTGCTACCCATCGGAAAGGCCGTGCACGCGCCAGTGATTGCGTTGACGGTGTTGATGTAGTAGACGCGTGAGTCACCGTCAGCCGTAAACCAGACGCGCTGCTTCCACACCGCCACGGTGCGCACGTTTGACGGCAAGCCGGTCGTGGTTGACGTGCGATTGACCCAGCCGCTCGTTGTGCTGTAGGTGTAATAGCCAGCGCCTGGTGAGACGGCCAGCAAGAACGTGTCAGCAGCCGTTGAGAATTGAGTCGTCCACCACTCGTTGGAAGTACTGCCGGTTGTACTGACGGCAACCACCGGTGTTCCACCCGACGTAATGTCGTAGATGTTGCCGTTCGTCGCCATGAAAATCTTGTCGTTAGCGGGATTCGGCGCTCGATAGCCAAACACCGACTCAACCGACTGCGGGACTCCCGCTACTTGAACTGCACTGGAAAATTCCTGCCAACCCTTGCGCAGCTCGACACCCTGCTGCCGCGGGATCATGTTGGTTAGCACGACGGCGTCGTTTGGCGCCATCGCGACGATCGGGTCGCGATAGTTCAAGCCGCCGGTTGGCGCTGGGACGATGAAGGACTGCGCGACCTGCGCTGCAGCCGCCCTTCTAGGTGTCTTGAAGGGTTTGAGTGGCACCAGCGGCATGGTCAGACTCCATAGCCGGTATCCGGCGTGTTGACCAGGGGCTGGATATACGGGAATCGGAAGTCACGCGCCATGCTGAGCACCGGCGCTCCTTTTTCCATGCCTCTGCGGTTTTCAAACGCGATCTGGAAGTCGCGCATTGCCGCCGAGCTGTCTAGGCCCTTCATCTCGAGCCACTTCACGCGTGTGTACAGCGTGATCAGCGTGGCATCGAGTAACGCCGTGTCGCCGTTTTTTGTGATGCGGTTTTTGTACAGATCGGATTGATCTTGATCGACAACCCAGGCCTGCGACAGATAAAAGAAGTTCATCGTCTGCGGCGCGTTGGGGGGCGCCAGCACATAGATTTTGTTGTCGCGCACTTGCCAGTAAAACGACAGCGTCGGCAACGTGGTGCGGATCAGCAGCTGCTGCCACATCTGCGCCGATACAGGCCCCAGGCTTGGGAACTGCGTCGTCGCGTTCCAGTTGGTCTGATCGATCCAATCGAAAAAATCCTCGGGCAAATCGAAAGACTTTTCAGTCTGCCCGTTGCTGTCGGCCTGAATGGGAATCTGGTAGTTCTTAATCAGCTCCTGCCAGTCGTACATGGTCAAGAGCTCAATGCCGGCCATGTTTGCGGCCTGGACCATCTGCTGGACCGCAGGGTCAGTGCTGCCAGCCGGATCGGCAGGGATGGGGAAGCCGACTTGGGCCGCGACGTTTTGAATGATCGCGGAGAGTGTCGATTCGTTGACAATCTGGAAGGCCATCCCCTGCCGCTCCTTTAGGCCGCCTCAGCGACAGATTGCTTGGAAGACTTGCCCCGTACCTGCAGCGCTTCAACCATCGTGCGCAGGTTCTCAATCTCGGCGTCGCGCTTTTGCAGCTCGGCGTTCATTCGCTCGATCGGCGCGTTGTTGGCCGCGACGTCCATAAAGGCCTTTGCACGCTGCTTGTCCTGCTGAAAACTCATGAACTTCTGGCCCAGGTTGTCGTTCGCGTCGGCCAGCTGCTCGATCGTGACGACCTTGAAATACTTGTACTCCTCGACCTTCGAGGGCGTCATGCCAGGCAGCGCATTCAGCGGCGTGCCCGTCACGGCCTCGGCCTGGCCTTCCTTCCACTTCTTGTACCGATCGGTAAAACGCTGGATGTCCAGCTCAGTGACTTGTCGCTCGATGACGCTGGACTTGTCGCCAGGGACGTGAATCGAGATGTAGTCCACCTCTTCGTAAATCGCGCGGCCAGCGTCGCGGCTCTTGGCCGGATGCAGCTTTGGTTTGCGACTGAACTCGATATAGAGGCGGTTATCGTGCGCGTAACGGTTTTCATCCGGCCGTGGAAGGTCGGACATTTCTTCAAACATCGTAGGTGTCGTGGCTTGTTGCATGTCGTTTTCCTTTTCGTTGAACAAATCGACCTGCAGAGCGGTGGCCTAAGTCACCGCCCTGCAAAGTCACCCTTACAGCGTCCGGCCGACGGACGGATAGCAAAACACAGCGTCTGTATTGGTCGCTGCGGAGCCACCAGTGGCCGTGAGCAAAACCACGCCGACAATGACTTCGGACCCGGCGGTCGCGTCGTCATCAACAGCGCCCGCGGTAGCGGTGCTGTTGAGCTGCGTTCCTTTTGCGGCAGAAGCCAAAGTGCGCAGCGAGCCTTTGCCGTAGATTTGGAACCAGCCATACTCGTTGTCTGCAAGCGCAGCTTGCGCTGCGCCACAACGCGAACCAGGTCCTGCGGTGCCAGGCGTCGTGGACGTGGTCGAAACCATTGTGAAATCAAAACCGGTTTCTTCGACGCACAGGTAGCCGGCCCCGGTGACAGCGCCGTCGGCGCGGCCGTAAACAAATTCCTGGTAACCGTTGGTTGGGTCGTCATAGCCGCCAACCGTGCCCAAACGAAACTGAGCGTTTGCGGTTGATGCGGTGACATCAGCTTTGCTGATGCCGATGATTGCTTGAGCCATTTGTCAAATCTCCAAAATTGGGTTCAAAAAGCCTGGGCAGTTTTCACCACCCAGGAAAGGAAAGCCCACGACAGGCCCACCAAATTAGTTCTGCAGCCGGCCTTGAAACTGAGCCCCACAACAAGTCAAGTTGCCTGCCCAAGCAAGGATCTGCACCTCAGCGTCCTGATTGATCGCATAGCGCCGGTTGGGCGAGAGCGGGACCATGTTGCGCTGAGCGTGAGGACGCCACTTGAGGTACTTGGTATTGATGAAGAACCCGGTATTGGCAGGGCAAAAGCCACCGATACCGCCGTCGAGCACAACGTCGGCGTCCATGAACTTGATGGACGGGAAGCCGAGGTTGCCGGTTTCGGGGCTGGTAAAGCGCTGCTGTGCCTGCAAGCTGGCCAAATAAAACGACCAGTAGTTGGTGTCCAACACGATCAGATCGACACGATCGTTGCCGCGGGTGGTGCTTGCCCAGAGCTTGTTCATGCCGGCCTGAATGTTGTTTGCTGAGGCAGGGCTCGATACTTCGTCGCTGAAGTCGTACAGCTTCGAGCGCCAGAAGCTCCAGGTCACGCGGTTAATGCCGCCATAAGTTCCAGTGGCTGGGCTTGAAGGCACCGCAGCGTTCAGACCGGTCACTTCCTTGCCACCGCTGCCGGTGCCGTCGGAGTAGATCGACTGCGAGAGCTGGTTCTGCATCGTGCTCTCGGCCACGTTCAGGCGTGCCTCGAGCAGGTCGATGAAGGCCTCTTTGCCACTGTTCTGGAGCATCTCCAGGCCGCTCATAACGACCGGGACGGCGTACTGCTTGATCTGGAACTCGGCTGCGCTGATGACGTCCTGGGCCGCGACGGGCAACAGGTCATAGCCGCTGTAAAAGCCACCGTTGGCGTTCTCGGCAAACGACAGCTCCTCCAGGATGGTGTTACCACCGCTGATGGTCTTGACGTTGCCGCGCTGGCTCAGCTTGGCCAGGATGGCGTTGTTCTTGGTGACGTTGTCCGCGACCTGGCGCGAACGGTTCTGGATAGTGGTCGCGACAATGTCGCTGACGTTAGGAAATGCCATGATAAAAACTCCATCTGAGTTGGGAATAGCCTTTCGGCTGCCTTGTCAGATGCGCCTACGCGAACCGTCTCAGTCCGTGTTGTCGTAGGTGGGACGCGTTGCGCGTCTCCTTCGAGCTTCGGTGGCTGGAGTGCTTGGGCACACCATGAAGGGCTGACCCTTCAATGGTGGGAATTATGCATCAGCGTGAGGACATCGCAATGGCCGCCTCAATAGCCGAGCGCACGTCAGTGGTGTCTTGCTTAAGCGCGCCCATCGGTGCGGCACCCGAGACACTCACGGCGGCTGACCTGGCCCTCTGCGCGGCCGCGGTGCCAGCTTGGGCTTGCTTGGCCTTGGCGCGCTGCGACAAGACCGCACGCACCCGGTCGTTGGCCAGGCAGGCGGCCTTGTAGGCGTCCTTCAAGGTCATTGGCTGGCCGCGGCGCTGTGCAACCTCGAGCAGGTCGGCCATTTCCTCGCGCACGTCGTTGCCAAACTCGGCGCGCTCGAGAAACTGGGCCACGGCGCCTTGGGCCTCCTGGGCCACCCGCTGCTGCTGGGCTACTTGAGCCTGCTGAAACTGGGTCAGCATCTGCTGCATCGGCGCCAGGCGCTGGTCGAGGGCCTGCTGCATGGCCATCTGTTGCGGGTCGGCCTGCATGGGCTGACCGGCCAGGGCCGCGTCCAGCTGCTCAATAAAGGTGTTGCCAAACCGGCCGACACCAAACTGCCTGACAATGCCGGCCACCATCTGGGCAAGCTCCGGCGCTGTGCCGGTCCGCAACCTGGCCGCGGTGCTCATTAGGTTGTCGATCGCTTGCAGCGGGTTGGAGTTCTCCGCTTTGATAAACGCCTCGTAAGGGGCGATCGTGCGCATCACCGCGTCGAAGGACTTGCGAGCCTCAGCCGACTCCTGCAGCGTGCGCTGCACCTCCACTTCACGTCGGACGACCTCGGCACGCACCGGCTCAGGCAGTTGGGCCCAGTGTTCGCGGACCTCGGGGCGCCAGGACGCCGGCGCACGCTCGCCTTGAGGCTTGGGTCCAGGTTTAGGACCTGGCTGCACGCCTTCGGCCTTTTCCTTGGCCTTGAACTTGCCCTGCTCGTCGCGATCGCGTTGCGGCTTGTCGGGGGTTTCGCCTTCGGCCAGGGCGTCAAGGTCGGCGCCGCCAGCTGCTGCCGGCTCACCAGGTGCCGCTGGCGCGGGTTCTGATGCCGGCGCGGGCATGTTTTCTGATAGCACCGGTGCTGCTTGACTAGGCTCGGGTTCGTCAAACGCGGCCTCGATTGCGTCGCGAAGGGATGTCGTGGGTTGGTCCATGCTTATCGCCTGTTTTGGAGTTGATGAATTGCGCGCTCTACGTCGCGTCGAGAAAACGTGCCACCGTGCTGCCTGTAGTGCTCACGTTGGGCCTGGGATTTCGCCCAGGTGTCCTTGAAGTCGTCCATCGTAGCCAGGTTGTTGGCCTTCATGTACTCACGGTGCTTGGACCTGCTGCTGATGTCGGTGCCGTCCGTGGCGCGCATCCCGTCGTAGGAAGAATCGCCCCACAGGGCGCCGGAGTCGGTCGCGAGCGCCGGCTGGTAGTCGTCGTTGACTTCGATCAGCTCGAAGGGCGGTTTTTTGCTTTGGATATAGCGTTTTCTGCTCATGTTGCGATAAACTCAACATTAGGAATTAAAAAAGAAGGAGCGCATATGAAACCTGAAGTCATCATCGTCACCGGCGACAAAGTGCTGCGCGT